ACTAAAGATTCAATAACACCCTTATACATTCTTGGCGCTACTGCCACATAGTTTGGTAATGCGTGTTGCGATGATGATTTTGGTCTAACCATATTCTCGGCCAACTCCCACTTCAATAAGTAGTTAGTTCCCATAACCATAACACC